TATTTATTATTAATGAACCAACCACATCACATCTTATGTCTTCACCAAAATCGTAATCATATATTAGTTCATAAATTGTTTGGTATTCTATACCAGTCAAGTCATGTATCTCATCTATGGGCATATCTTTATCAATCATATTAACAATGAGTTTACGGTTCTTTTCGGATGACTCAAAAATATTTTTATATTGTGATTCAGATATAATGACTTTCATATAAGATAAATACTCGTATAAATAAAAAACCCTCCTTTAGGGGAGGGTAGTAGTAGTGTTATATGGATTAAAGATCATCCCACCATCCAGGATTACAACTTCCACCTTTACTTGATTTAGACACAATCGATACAACAATAATAAAAAGAATTAACACACCAATAGCAATAAGTATTGATGGACTAATCGCCATTCCTGCAATCATAATTGGTGTAAGTTGTTCTTGTAATGTTTTACTTTTTGCTGTTTGTATTTCTTGTTTGATTTGTTTTCTCAATCCCATTAGTTGACCTAATGACATACTTTTAATTTTACCAACCAATGTTTTAATAGTTTGTTTTGCCTCATCTCTTATATTTTCAGGTATCTTATCCATAAGCTTTTGGATAACAGGTGGTACAGTTTTGGACTGACACATATTGGTAATTTCTTGTGGGTTAATCCCATCTTCTTTGGCAATTGCTTCTGCGTCAACCATTTCCTGTTCGCTAAGTATTGGTTTTGCATCACCTAACTTTGATTCTAATAGAGATTTGAACTTTGTGGTATCGATTTGGAGTCCTCCCGTATGTTGTTCTCGAATACTATTCTTCTCCTCTGAACTCATATCATTTAATAAATGTTTCATATTACTCTTTAAATTATAAATACTCTTAAAAAACGTTTACGCTCTTCTTTGAGTAGTCTTTGGGCTTAATTCTTTTGCGGTTACATCAACGGTATAATCTCTCACTTTTTCTTGTGCTTTTGATCCTGCTTTCTGACCTGCCTGTGTCACAGTTTTCTGTGCGAATTGACCGGCTCTTTGACCAAACGATCTTTCTATCCAACCTAATACTTTACCTAATGTTGAGGTTATTGCATTACGCAAGTTTACCAAACCGTTATAAAGTGGAGTGCCCTTTAAATACTTTCCGATAAAAGTTATGAAGTTTGTCACCGCCGAAGAAATCTTTGAGGTAATGGTTCCAAAAGATCCTATGACTTTTGAAATGTATGAATACGCTTGTGGCGCTTTTTGTGCCACATTTGCAACAAAAGTTGATAATTTTCCAGCGGCAGCGGAACCAACACTTTTCAATGAGTTTTTAAGAAACTGAGACCCAGCACTTGAGAACGCCACTCCCGCTAAATCTATCAAGATTTTACCATAGTCCCAAACATTTTGTTTGACACCTTTCATAATATCGTACAATCCAAGAAGTGCCCAACCAGCTAAAGTTATAATTCTTCCACCACCCGTAAAATCCAACATCATTTGTACTATAGCTCCTTTACCACTTGTCATGAAAGATCTCATGTCCTCCATAAAAGTATCCAAAGTAACACTTTTCATATATTCATCGAATTTGTCACTTCTGAAACTTTTACAAACTGATCCGTTTGGTAGTGTTATAAACGCCTTATCACCTCTACGAGTGTCTTGCCATGGTTTGATTTGTTGAGTATAAGAACTTTTTTCTTGTTGTGTCATCAACTTATATCCTGGAGGACAAGTTGTTTTATTAACCGTAGCTTGTTTACCTGCGGCACGCAATCTTTTCTCCATATCAGATTTATAATCTTCTACGAGTAATCTGAGTTGGTGTTCAGATAAAACAATATTCATTTAACTTATTTTTTAATGGTGACCTTTATTACCTGTTAGTGCTGCGGCACCTGCGTGTACGACCGAGTGTTGTGCCTGATGTTGTCCGTAGTGTTTACCTGTATGTGTTGTTTTTTGTGCTGCTGTTTTAACTGCAGTCGCCGCTTTTTGACCAAAGGCTGATTTTATCCAATCCAATACTTTAGTTAAACCTGAAGAAATAATATTTTTTAATTTAATTAAACCGCTATAAATAGAAGTCCCTTTAAACCATTTAGCTGCCCATGTTATGAAGTTAGTAATTGAGGAACTTATTTTTGACGCAATAGATCCAAATGATTTAACCAATTTTGATAGATAGGAATACGCTTGTGGTGTTTTTTTAGCCATAGCTTGAACAAAAGTAGATAATTTTCCTGTTGCCATATTTGCAATAGGACCTAATGCTTTTTTAACGTATGTTGCACCAGGACCAGAAAGAAGAACACCGGCTAGGTCAACAAGAATATTAAAAAAATTCCAAGTACCTTTTGCAAGTCCTTTTCCAAGATCATACAATGTTAATAAACCCCATGCTGCCATGTTAATAAATTTACCTCCACCAGTGGAGTCGATTATAGTCTGAATTAAAACTCCAACCGAACCTCCCATAAACGATCTAACACCTTCCATAAAGTCATCAAAAGTGAAATTTGTTACCTTAGAAATAAAATCGGTTAATATATTTTCATTCAAAGGTCCGTCAACACCTTCATGCACAAGTAGAGACAATTGATTTTCTGTGATTATGATTTTCATAATTTTATCTTTTTCTATATAATTCCATTCCAGCTTGAGATATAAGATCTCTCAATTCTTTTTCCGCAGATAATATTTGATTCATTTTTCCTTTTTCACTTGAGTGTGGAAAGTTTGTTTTAATGTCAAAACCAACTTTAGAAGAAATAAACTTATCTTGGAAATCCTTAATGTCGTCGTAGGTCATTTCACCCATATCATCACCTTCAAAACCATCTTCAGTATCAACCATCATATCCATTTCTTCTTCAGAGTATAAATTGTCACTTTCATTTACTAAAGGTCTAACATCACCCATTTCAGATTCCAAAAGGGAGAAAAATCTGTTTTTATAATTTTTTACTTTCATTTTAAATTGTTTTTCATATAAATACTATTGTTTATCCGTTTCGATCATATCATAAAAATAATCTCTCATTTTTTGTTGATACTCATTTGTAATATATCTTTGTAGTTGGTTTCTTAACATTACTTTTTCGTCCCCCAATAGTGAAGTTTGATTTGCGAGTTGATTCGCCAGTTTCATTACAGTTGTATTTTGGAAAACGTCATAATCTTTCGGGTAAAGGGGTTTAATTAGATCATTACCCTGCAGGTATTCATAAACCATGTCCATAGTTGGATCAATCAAATTCTCGATCATACTAACACGACGAAGTAGTCCAAGATGATTTTCGTTAATGATAATTTTCATATTAGATAAATATGTCGGTAAAATAAAAAACCCCACCTGTTGGGGTGGGGAATGTCTTATCTTATTTTTTAATTACCATTGCGATTCATAAACATCACCAATTGCATCAAGAAACTTTTCTGGGGTTACTCCTGTTTTTAAAATATGATCTTTAATCTTACGTCTTTCATTTTTGTCTGACTTAACCCATAGTTTTGCGGCAGCTTTTAATGAAGTGGGATACTTATCTTTTTCTTCATCTTTATTTTCATTAATAACTCGTTTAACGATACGAGCCAAATCTGATTCTGTAAGTTTGATAATCTTTTTCATACTAATAAATATACTGTAAAATCAAATTCTAGAAGCTCTTTCCATAATCATCTTAAGTTTTTTCTCAAGTTCGCGGATTTCGTTTATCTGATTATTATTTAATGTGAATGATTCACCTCTAATGGAAGAGATATTGTTTTCTATTCTTGTATACTCCAACATAAGTTGGTTATACGTTGCTGCTTTTTGTTCGTTGTTCATAATTAATGTATACACAATAAATAGTCAAAGAAAAGAAAAACTCCACTTAATGAGGTGGGGATTAGATCTAATAGTTTATCCTACTATAATTTTCTATCTTGGTACATCTCCAATACATATCCCAACACTCAAAAGATGGTATATCATTAATTCCTGACATATAATTTATTTGATCGGGACTATGGTAAGGTATGAAGGTAATCATTAGGTGTTTATTGATCTCAGGGATGAACGAATCTATATCATTATAGATCATATTCATAGAAATACTGTCTGTATAGGTTGCGGTTCTATAAACAGGTTTAAAAGTTGTGGGATCATATATTGGTTGAATTATAACATCAAGAATAACTAACTCCATATAGGTATGTCCATACCATTGGGGTCTTTGTTCTTTTGGGTCTCTATTTCTAATATGAATATCAAATCTCAAATCAGGATAAGTAATTTCAATAAAATTACCAAGAAGTTTTAGATATTTGTCTCTAATTAAGTAAAATAACTTACTATATTCCTCTCTCCGCTTATATTGAGAGTAAGAGGTAATGGGTCGGCTAAGCATTTCATTTACGAAATCTTCATTTTGCCGTAATCTAAAAAGTGGATCATTACACATGAAAAAAATATAGGCAAAAAAAATCCCCCAGTCAAAAGAGTAGGGGTTACCTTTCTTTTAAAATTTCTTTAATAACCCTTTTAATAACAGATTCATCAATATCACCTTTTCTTTTCTCATCGTGACCATGAACACTTGTATAAACACTAAATGGTAAAAATCCCAAATAATCAAGATAAAATGTTTCATCGAGTTCATCAATATACCAAGTAGTTTTACTATAGTAATTATCAGCCCAATACTGATAATGGTCTTTACCATTTTTTGTTATAGAATCAATAATAATATCCATATCACCAACAGCATCTGTCCCTTCACCAACAACACTTCTAACAACGATATGAAATTTAAATTCATAGACCATATCTTGCGTGACATTGTTAAACCCATCATAAACATTTTCAGTATCTGTGAGCATCATTTCAAACTCCTTGTTCTCAAAGAGTTTCTTTAACATATTTTTCAGTTTAGTATTCACCATAATTCTCTGATCTCACAAACCTAAATACCCAAGCCGCGGATGGTTTATTGTCTTTATATGGAAATAAAGATCCAAACATATCATCAACGTCTTCAATCGTTTCATTACCACCCAAATATCTAGATGCATCTCTATATGCCGACTCATCATCATTTGTTATAATATAAAACACATAAAGGGGGATTGTGTCTTTATTGTATTTACTTGTTCTAAACTCCTCAACTTTAACACTATCAATACCTTCATACCAATCATAGTCAGACAAAATTTGGTCAATGAATCTCTCCATAACCTTAATTCTCTTAACCGTATCGGCTTGTTCTTCCGTAATAATGATTTTCATATTAGATAAATATAAAGATAAACAAAAAACCCCACCTATTGAAGATGGGGTTTTAATATATGTTATGTAAGTTTAACGATATTTTATTTTCCTCCTGTTTGTTTTCTATTACTTGGATTACAAAAAGCATCTATAACCATGTAATTAGCATCTCGGAGAAGGTGAATATTAGTATTTAATATAACTCTACGGTTACAGTCAATAACTAAATTAGGTTTTACCAATGGTTTAGACGAAGTACTCTGACTTGTAACGGGATTTGGTTTAGGTTTAGATGTTCCACTCTGACTTGTAACGGGATTTGGTTTAGGTTTAGAAACACTACCAGGATTTACAGCTTTAGCGCCAGCAGGGTTAGGAGCCCCACTCAGTCCAGTAATTGGTGCTTCATTGATTACTCTTTTTTCTAAGCGAGCGTTAGATTCTTGTATGTGTCTAATTTTACTATAACTTTTATTCATAATATTTTTTTATTATAAATATATGGATGGACACCTTTTTCTGAAAGGACAACTAAATAAATCACTTAAATGGTCAAAAAAATACCCGAAGGGTTCGGTCGGTCGAAAAAACCGACGAAGTCGGGACGGGCGGTCCGAAAATCCACTCTAAAAGGAAGAATTTTAGTTAAAACTACGTTTTTTTATTATCTTTCTTATTGTTCTTACCAATTCTTTAGGGTATTCGTTGTTCAAAAAGTCAATAAATTCTTGTATGGAGTTATAAGATGATGGGGTATAATCGGTGTTCATTTCAAGCTTATCGTTCTCATCTTCATACTCACCTGTTTTTTTATCTTCAAAATAGTAAGAATCAACGGGAGTAATACAATCTCCATTCCAATAAGGTGTCGAAAGACCCCTCAATACATAGTTAGGGTCTTCGTAATCAAAACTGATCATCCCACCAAAAGCCCACGCCAAACGCAAGGTTTCATTTTCACCGTGAAAATTCTTGTCAATCAAACTTGTGTTAAAAAGGGTCTGTAATATAGTGTCAGCAAAGGAACAATTAATATCAATTTGTTTTTCTCTAAGTAGATAGATGATACTAGATTCTCTGAGACCCGTAAATTCTGCAATATCAGAGGTATCCATACCTTTATCCCACATACTAGCAACAAGTCTATAATTTTTGTCTGTAAAAAGGTGATCGTACTGAGATTCTGAGATAACGTATTTCATATTAGGTTGACATTACATCCACTGAGATTACATCTCTAACGGGGTGACCAAATCTGTTTTCGATCCATTTACCAATTATTTCTAAAGCTTCTTCTGAATCCAAATTAACAAACATATCTTTAAACTCCTCCACAAACATTTCAAAAATATAAACGTCCTTAGTTCTTCCCCCATAAGTGAAGGCTCTTAATTCGTCAGTGGAGTAAACCTTGTATGTATCGTCAGATTTTAAGCGATTAAGATGAATACCATCAAAGATATAATCCAAATACTTAAAGTATGCCTTGTTTAATTGTGATTCTGTGATAATGTATTTCATATAAAATTAATTTTGTGCTCGTCTCATACCTTGTTCGGTAGATATTTGTATTTGTTTTTTTAATTCGATCATACTTTCCATAAAATAGGATCTAACTCTGTTAATATTTTCCCCCCCGTTAATTCCATTTCTTCTGTAATCATCTTGTATTTTCACTAAGATGTCCTCAAACTGATCAACAGATGAGGCGATGAATGGATCAACCTGAGAATTGATTATATCGGTAACAGATCTATTTTCGTTAATGACCTGTTTAACAATATTAGTTAAATCAGCCTCGGTTAGTCTTACAATCTTTTTCATACTAATAAATATCTTATAAAACAAAAAACCCCACTGATGAGGTGGGGTTAATTATTTAAATCGATTCAACATAAAAGGTTGTTTCTTCACTACCAAAATGTTCGTCATAAGGTGACTGATCAGATAGTTCCTCCCCCAATGAAGAGTATATACCATCTTCGGTAGGTTTCATGTCCCATACATGTTCGTCAATATAATCTGAGATTTGATCCTCATCCATTCCTTCCAATTCAGGATAGTTGTCGGTATCAATGATTACTCTTTCACGAGTAAGAGTTGTCGTGAATGTTTCTTCAGCATAAAGTTTTAGTTTCATAGTAATATCTTTTTTCTAACGATAGAGAAAAAAGTCAATTTTGTCAAAATTTTTCTGGAAATTTTTTTTCGATATTTGACTATAACGAAATAGGGGGGTCGTGTTTTAAGATTACCTCTTTTTAAGTCTAAGAATAAACTTCTTAGCTTCCACTCTATGCATATCCTCAAGGTATTCTTCAAGTTCTTCGGTATTACCAATGTAACCCATAAGAGGGATAAATGCATCGCTGGGTAGTGTCATGAATTTAAATATAAGATTAAACTGATCATCATATTCCCAATTGCAAATGGATGAACCATTGTCGGGAGTCATTTCATCATCGTAGTCTTTAGGAAATAAGGTAACAAGAGTCTGAATTTTATTTTCCCCTCGATAATAAGCTCCATCCCCCTCAATGTCATAATACTTCCTTATAAGTTTAACCGACTTATTGGTTTCCTCTTTAATGATATGTTTAATTAGGTCTCTCATCCAAATAGTTTTCCAAATATGTTTTGGCCTTATCAAAGAAATAGTTTTTCAAAAGTTCATTAGGAATATATTCAAAGACATCAAACATCCAAGTAAAGTCCCCATTTATGATAGGTTCAGAAATAATTTCATTTCCATCTGTGAAGAAATAAACGGGTTGTATGGATTCAGGTTTTGGTCCGTTTCCACGATCAACATAAAATGTTATGATGACAGAATCATATTGTTTAAAGTTATTAAAGCCCCTTTTTCCATACTTGATATCATAGGTAATATCATGAGACCTCAATAGTTTATCAATTACATTTTTTTGTTGACCTTCAGTGATGATGACTTTCATATTATATAATTACTTTAACAATAATTATTCTTGGTATCAATAAAGAAATCCCTAAACTGTGATTTATATCCATTATCCGCAAGATACTCATATATCTCATCGTATAAGTCATAACTTCCGATTTCATCACATACTTTCTCAACAGCGTTTTGCATTGAAGAAATAACATAATAATCAACCTCACTATCCGTCCAATAATCACAAACATCGTTGGGATCCAATTCACTCATATATTGATCAATAAACCCCAATCTTCGTTGAGCTCTACTACGTAACATCTTGTCTTCATCTTCGGTGATCACATCATCCCCCTCGTTGAAGATAGTGTCGATAACATCAGAGAAATTTAACCCCATATCAGAAAGACCAAGTCTATCGGTAATTTCACCATCCAAATAAGATTTACCCTTATCGGTAATATACATTTCGTATTCTTCACCTTTAGGACTTATTCTCTCTTTGTATATGAATGGTTCCCCATCCAAAACAAAATAATAGAGGGGTCCATACACATCAATATATCGTTGAATTACTGATGTACCAATTGACTTTAAGAATTCTTTTGGTAGTTGATTAGGTGAGGTGATCTCTCGAATACTATTGATTAGATCCTCACCCAATAGTTTGGTAAATAATCTTTTCTTTTTATCAACATTCTCATTGATGGGTTCCCCCTCGTTGGAATACATTTTAATAATATCAGAAAACCTCAAACCCAAAACATCGATTCCAAGTCTCTCGGAGAATTCGTCTTTAATATAAAGATGACCATATTCATCAACGAACCAATCTTTACCTCCTCTGTCTTGATAAAGATATTCATAATCACCAAGTTCAAAAAAATACATGGGACCAAAAGCCTCTATAAACGACATGGCTGCGTTTAAACTAATACCCCCTTTTCTAAAAAACTTATATGGGACATCAAAAGCTTTGGTTATTTTTTTAAACTTACCTGTGAAGTCAATACCCATATGATTGGTTAAGAACTTTTTGTTTTTTTCTAAGTTCTCCAATAGATAGACATACTGTGATTCTTTAATGAGGTATTTCATATATGATAAATATATGGAGAAATTTTATTGTTTATAGTTGTACCTTATCGTAAGATTACTATCATTATCTAACATCCAAAACTCAACAGAGAAAATTTCAAGTCCCGTCTTCTCATTAATAAAAGAAGATATGAGTTTTGATAATAATCTTGGTTTTTTTGAAACCTGTGGAATAAAATCAATAATAGTTTTTATTGTGTTTTCAGGAATGAACAATTCATTTACATTCCCTCTTTTGTAAATTCTAAATACGATTTCACCATCACTTGTTATATCATAACCCTTATTCCCATCTTGTTTTTTAGAGTACTCAATATTGGGAAATAATATGTTCATTATACTAAAGAACATTTTCTTAAATTGTGACTCCGTTATCTCTATATTCATAATGATAAATACTTAGAAGTTTCTTACTTCATCACCACTATCATATTCATCAAATTCCTGTTTGGTGATCTTAACGGGTTTATACCCCAAGTTGAAGATGTCATCAATTAACAAACCTTCATTCTTGGATCCTACCTCAACGGCTCCTACACCAACAACTTCACCATCCTTATCAACTATCTTAAAATAGTTATACACAATATGTTCATCAGATTTTTTCATATTACAAATATAATAATAATTGGTGAAATAAAAAAACCCCATCCGTTAAGATGAGGTTTCAAAGGTTTAATTAAGATGAGGTTTCAAAGGTTTAATAATTTTGTTTTATCTAATTCCAATATTTCAGCAATTGTTTCAGTATATTCTTCATACATTTCAAGTAAATCATAATAATTATCACATTCCATTTCTTCAGCCATATCTACTATGTAACCAAGTTGATCCTCAAGAATTTCATACACAGTATAAACATAAATTCCACCAGATTTTCTAAATTCATCAGATTTTCTAATTTTATCAGATTTTCTTGAGATGAATGATTGGGTTTCTTCATATATATCTCTCATACGTGAGATAAAATCTTCACAACTATTTTCAGGTACATTATTTTCAGGTACATTATTTTCCTTAATAACTCGTTTAACGATACGAGTCAAATCTCTTTCAGTAAGTCTAACTATTTTTTTCATAATATACGTTTAGTAATAAATATAGTGGGAAATAAAAAACCCCCTTACAAGTATGAATGAAATACAACACTTACACCCATATGTTTTCCGATCCTTGATACAGAACTTGAAAACCCTTTGATGTCTTTATTGGTCAGGACGTAGATGTCCCCAAGTTCTTTATATAACTTTCTTTCCTTCACACTACTTGGTAAACTGTTGTAGTCCAAAGATACTGTGGACATAAACATTTTGGATAATGTAGTTGGGCTGGGGGTTTTACCGTGAACCCCGTCTAAGATGTCCTTTACCAAGTTGTAATAATTCATAGTGAAACTTTTATCACCATATAGTTTACCGTTAAATGTAAACCCGTTTTCCGTAAATAGATTTTTGTATGATTTCATAATTTAATGTTTTGATGATACAATGATATTAGTATTAAATGAATAGGTCAAATTTTTCCTAAAATTTTTTCCAGAAATTTTTTACGAATACGTTACATGCGGGATTGACCCCCCTATATGGGTGTCAAAATGTCATATATGGGGGGGATACGGTGGGGGGGAGGGGGTCATTTATCGGGAGGACCCCCATGCCAGGATCAGAGAAGGGGATCATATGTTAATAACTTCTTGACCTGAAGTTTACGGAAGTTTAATTGTCAACTTAGTGATTATTTATTTGGGGGTCTCAATTTTTTTCAGTATCTTTGTAGTGTAACCTTTTTAATCGGGGGGGACCGAGTAGACTCCGACCTGCCTTATATAATATATAATGGGGATCAAATAATTATCCCCATTGTTTATTGTCACGTGAAACATTATGATTATATTTGTAGTATGATTACTATACTCTACTTGATTCTTCCCCTCGTTATAATTAGATTGTACATGTACCTGACACCGATCGTTAGTAGATCATATCGTTGGGTCATTAACTTTTTGGAACTATGAAAACAATCACACTTACTTATTTCGTACTTGGCATCCTTATGATGTCAGCAGCATTGATCATTGGGGTATCTCTTATGACACTAAAGTATTTCCCCACCTCTAAGGCAAGTGGATGGATCCGTCGTCACATCATTACCGATGTAGATCTTGAACCCTAAGGAGTGAGTGATCTCTAATTAACTTATTAACATCTTTTAGATCATCATCTGATAGTGGGGTCATTCTATGAATGAACTCTATGACATCCCCCATGTCTGTGTTGATTAATATCCATGCTTTCTGTTTGAACCTATTGTTCACCTCTACTATTCTGTACTCACAGAAACCCGTCAATTCTATTACTTGATCACCTGTAACTATGGTATTGTTATAATGTACCTTAATGGAACCATTAATTTCTGATACTGATGTTGAAAACATGTTGATTAATTCTATCATAAGGGGGATTTTGTTAATAAATATATGTTAAATTATTTGATTTTGTCAAAATGTCAGTCTCGTTCGCTTCACGACACAATCCCCTCACCACTATTTACCACTTATTCCCCATAGTGTTCTACCCACTTTCTACCACCACTATTGGTCCTTACGCTATAGTGAGAGTGAAAAAATCCCCTCTGTAGGGGTCAAGAACAACACTTTTTTAACTACTTACATTCTCCAGCGAAAAATATAGTGTTAGAGTATAGAGCCGGGGGACAGTCCTTTAGGACGTTAGAGTATGTCATAATGTCTTACTTCAACGAACCTTTAGGTGAACCACTTAGATCCTGACCCCCTAATAATAGACAACTATAAAGACATGTAAACTACTTATTATTCATATCTCTAATGACAGGTGAAACCTGATCTGAATGATATAAAACATAAGTAACTCTATTGATCTACTCTAACAGGTGGTAATGATAATTCCGAACGCAGTGAAACGGAGTGGTAATATGTGGGGGAACTTTGTTCCCCAATTCTAAACCACCTACTCTACTGATCACTAAACGTCTACTCTATTGTCTACTTGATTGTGGGGTCTTTAGTTTATGTGGGGGGAACTTACTAAATAGTAACTTACCGATTGGTAAGTTTATCATGTATAGAAAAATGAATAATCTATACATAAGAACCTCATCATGTATAGGAAGTGTACATTATCTTATCGTAATGTGGATTACTGTAATGACCATTACAATACTGTTTAAGATATGTGGTAATTAATGGGACATATCCTTTATAGGAATGTAAACATTAAAAAACTTACATTTTAATGTATACTCTGAATATGACAGTAAAAGAGTGTAGGATAAATTTATGAGGTGAATTCCGTAGTGATAACGGAGGACTATGAACCGAATGAATTGATCATACAGTCTTTAATTCTATTACAAACACATATGGAAACATATTTGACATATCTTCCTTTATTGTTTCTCTTACAGTATTTTTTTCTCTCCCCCGTTCTCTTTTAAGGTATAGATCGTAATCTCTACTTGAGATATGTATATTGATCAACACAACACCAAAATATTCCACCAATCCCGTCTTAACCTCAAAACGATTATATGGTAATGGGCAGATCATTTTAAAGTATTCTGATATTCTATGTTCTAACTTAGTCATCTTCTTGGTTTAATTATATACTCGTGTAAAAGCGGTATGGTGGCATCATTTGGGTAATTGATATATTTTACTTTAACCACGAAATCTAATTGTGGAAGATACCTTTTTAACTGCGCTCGTATGTTCCTAACGTCTTTGTTATCTCTTTCATTGTTAATTCTATATAACACCCAACTTCCTTTAAGATCTACCTCAACATCAATTCTATATACCCCATCTTCTCGCAAACGGATCTCTAACGGGAGATTAACCTCATCAATAAGGGTTTCTATGTATTTGGTTAGATCTTTCATTTATACAAAGATATGTTTAATTTCGAACTTAATATCATCATTAGGAAAATAAATCTCTAAATGTCGCCTAATAGTTATTGAATCGGATAATATAATGAAACGTTTGTCTGATTTTGTATAGAGAAAATTTTTTGCGTTTACAGTAATAATATATGTGTTGACATCTTTGGCCACATTTAATCCTCTAATTGCCCCATCACTAATTAACCCATCAAGTATGGATTCTATATATTTGGATAGATCTTTCATTATTTCTTCTTATTATCGATGTTGATCTTGACGGCATACTCTATGGTGCCTTTTGGAATGTATTGATCGATAATCTCCGCAATGGCGTTTTGGAGAAGGAGTTTTACAGAACTATTTGTGTATCTGATGTCTGAAAGAAAAACATCAATTATATAAACTTTCCCATTGAAGCTTACTTTATAATCAAATTTGGCACTGTCAAGAAGTGTGTCGATATAACCTGATAGATCTTTCATACCGCTAAGATAAAAAAAATCCCCCATCTTTACAAGTGGAGGATTTAATTATTTGTTTGTATAGGTTCATCTATTTAAATAACCATCTATTATTTCTTGCACTTCAGGATTATCTCCTGTGTAAATTATATCAATAACGTATTTGCGTAGTGGGTATATTTCATCAGTTAGTACTCTTTCTTCCAACTCTTTTGATTTATCTTTGTATTCGTGTGTCGGGTCTATTGCATCGTAGTTAAATGGTTCGACCCTGTATTTTGTTTTTAACTTATCTTTGTCTAATACAAATGTAATGTTTGAATCTTCTATTGGTGAATCCAAACCCACACCTATTGTTTGATTTGGAACCCACTCCTTATCTCTTGTAAAAGAAATAGCACGTTGTGTTCTTGTGTTGGCTAATCTCTTGTCTAATGTAAGATAATAATCTGATGGGAGAGTTCCTCTTAACGAATCTAAATTAATAATATCAATACCTCTACTTGTTGAGGTTTTATGATACAATGGTGTTCCTTGTATATCTTCTAACTTTTCAGATATGACCCCCATCATTGATTGTATTCTTGATATTTGTTCTTGTAGGTTCATTTCTTTTTCTTCTTAACACAGTTGGGATATCGTTTACCAAACATTGTCTTCATACCTTTTTGGGTATATCCTTTCCAACATCTCTCGGTTAGTTCTTCTTCTTTCATTTCCCTTTGTTTACCCATACCTTTAAACACTTTTCTAATGTTTTTAGGTAATGAATTGATTGGTATTATCTTCGCTTTGATTGTTTTTAATTTGTGTCTTACGGCTTTCTGCGCTCTGTGATGTCCGTCTATAATTGAAATAAATTCATTATTGTCATCAACAAATATTAATATCGGGTATTGTAAATCCGACTTATCAATTTTCTTAATTTCTTCCTCATCACCATCCCAACTTAATAGGTGTGGTTTTAACTCTTCTACCGAAACTCTTTCTACAGGAATATCTTCAGTTGCATTTAATAAATCAATAAGAGTTATCTTATCACCCTCGTCGTTTTCCCAAGATGTGTCGTGTAGACCTTCTTTCATTTCTTCTTCTTTTCTTAATGGATTTTTCCTCTTACATTCATTTTCCCAATACTCTAAAGTTGAATTCTCATACTTATCTTTTAAGTATTTTTGTATATATTCACTGGCAACATCCCAATCATCATCACTTACCGTTTCACTGAACCAAGCGTGGTATAAATCTTCTAATGTCCTCTCATAAAGAACACCTAATAAAATGTTAGGATTTCTGTAGTTACAAAAAAGCCTGTGGTATCTGCTTCTCATCTCTTTAAACATTTCATCAATTAGATGGTGTCTTCTTAAAACTTGTGGTGGTATTTTTGATTCACTAATTTGTTTTGGGTGTTCTATTCCCATAAATTTTTTACATTCCATACCATCGGAAATAGATACATATACCGTTAATGGGATCATATTATTAAGATAATCTTGTAGTTCTTCTCGATAAGAAGTCTTAAGTGATTGATCCACCATCATAATAATTAAATATTGATTTTTAGTGTTATCAATTTTCTTCACCACCAATTTACATATATCAAAATCAACATAGTCAAGTACCATCTTTTTAATTAGATTTGCATAATCACGTTCTGAGGTTCTCATTGATATCTCCTCTTCTAATACCTTTCTTATGTGTTTTTTAAGATTCATATTAGATAAATACACAGTAGATGTGTTTAATCCTCGATCTTAAACACAAAAATGATGATCATCATTGATGTCGCAAACAATCCAATCCCAATACTTAAAATTTGTTCTAATTCCATATTATTATAATTTATAAGTTAAAGTTTCAGGATAAACATTTTGATATGTAACATTAAAATCATCCTCCGTTAAATTAAAATAACTTTTGATCTCACTTCTTAAATAATTCCTATCAATACCTTTATGAATCATAACATATAACCCATCATCTAATCCTATATGAACTAATATGTGGATATTATAATGAGGCTTACGTTTTATATTCTTCTTGGTAATCTGTATAGTCAAATCATCTCTATACGAATAAAGATCTTTGGTAAATGTGTGTAGTATTTTTGACAAATCTTTTACTTTCCGTATTGTTCTTCCCATACCTGTGCTCCTGTTCTGTGATCGTAACTTTCTTCCACTTCTTTTTTATGGTTGTAATACATAGAAAATGACATTATTGACCATAACCAAAAGAATATAAAATACTTACCAAAATGACCTTTAATATACCATTTTAGAAAAATGAATGCCAAACCAAATAAGGCAAACCCTCTTAATATTGAAAATAATGTTCTCATAGTTCTCTTAATGGTTCTCTTGTTTCTTTAACTTTGAATTGTGTTACCTGATTGGTTCCACTATTACCTCTTTTACCAGTCAATTTCTTAAGTAGACCACTATTGTAGAACTTATTTGGAGTGTCAAATGTTTCTCCGTTGAAGTGTAGAATACCTTTCGTATCCAATAAAACATCGTAATCAATCCCTTTGTATGTTCGAATCAACATCGTATCTTTACCGAATGAGTTGGCAATCTTCACCAATCTTTCGTCACCACTCAATGTGATTTGATCTTCTTTTATTTGATTCATATCCATTGGTGTTGCACCATAGATATTCATAAAGTTAATGAACTCACCTGTTAGTGTGTCTTCCTCATCTTTAAACCATTCTCCAACCAACCTACGACTATCAAGGATTGCATGTAAGAGTTTTTCTACCTTATCCATGTCGTCTACCATATAAGCAGAGATGATCTTATATCCTATGGGAGATTTGGTACGATTGAGTTGATATTCTCTTTGAGTAAGAGAAATTGTTTTTCCGATCTTTTTGTCTGTGGTGTCTAACTCACGTCCGAGTAAGTCGTAGTATTCACCTAAATAGATATATCCTTCCATAAAGGCAAATATAAGAAAATTATTTGACTAATCCCAATAACCTTCTTCAATTGTTTCCATCATCCAAGAAATGATTGATAGTAACTCGTCATTAGTTAGGGTGTTAATTGATGTTAGGTATTGTTCGGTTTGCTCTGTATATCCATATTCATCTTCTTCATATCCCCATATTTCAACAGCAATTTGGTCGCTGTCTTGTACTAATATATCATTAACATACTTGGTATTACTTAATGGTAATTTTAAAGCAAAAAGAGAACCAATAGCCTCACTAGTGGACCCACCATGTTCTAAAACAAATTGTCTGATATATTGTTTTAATATTTCTTTGGGGTTATCTATTTGTTTTATCAACGACCTAACTTGATTAAAGTCTAATCCTGTCATTTCAATTAAGTGGTATAGTCCGTCTTTTTCTATTAGTTTGATTAGTGATTTTTCTTTGATGGATGATTCATTTAAACTCTTGTCCCACCATCTTTTTGTTCCACATTCAGGAATTAAGGATGTACTTACAAAAAAGTTTTTTATTGGTAAGAAATCACGTATCGTTTGAATTACTTCAAGTCTCATATCCTTAATATAACTATTCCCCAATATTGTACCTGTTGTCTTTCTTACATCTTTCATCCCAAAATTTAACTCAATAATATATGTCCCTTCATCTAAGAATTGTTCATCACCAAAGTCGTGTGTAACTTTAATGTCACAAACACCATCCTCATTTTTATATGGTTCTACAATATCTTTAATTATGTTAAGATACTTTGGTTGTTTTTCTTCTGACTCGTTTAAAGTTTCAGTTCCACCATAAAGTTTATCGTGTAAATCTTCAACTTCATTAAGGGAAAAATCCCAACCACCAAATAAATCAATGTTTTCTCCATTTATTTCTTTAACGGCAAAATAATTTGTGTTGAATATTCTACCATCATCAAATTTACTTTTAAATGCGCTATGTTGAGCTTCGTCGTATAAGTACTTAATCATAGACTTGAAGTCTTCGTTTTCTTCTGGTGTTAATTTGTTTTCATCATATAAAACATTTATTTCAGGCCAGTAGTTAGTTCTAGGAATATTACTATGTCTACCAATTATTTCATAATCTAAAGGAAATTTTATATCTCCATAAGCAACAACAGGATAATAAAAAGTAATTGTTCCTGTTAGTTTCTCAAATAAAGAACTAAATTCAGGATCTCCTTTGAATATCTTTTTGAGTGTTGAGATTCCTCCAACCAACTCCGCAGCATCAAAAATATTACCATTTTCAATAACTTGTTTCAAACTCTGTTGGATTCTGTTTTCTTTTAAGATATGTCTAATTAGTTCCCTCATTGTCCTTTTAATCTTCTGTATTCAGCACCATTAAGTTGTTCTAAATAAGTTTGTTCAATCCATCCTGGTAATCTCTCTTCCCACCACAATATATCCTTCATTTTATATTTTCCGGTTTTAAGAATAAGTTCTATCATTTCCTCCTCAGTTACATCATCAGGTTTTGTTATCGGTGGAAAACAAATATCACCGTCACTACTAGACACATTAAGTTCAGAAATGTAGATATCATTTCTACCCATCTTTTTTTGAATCTCACCTAAATAAGTATCATCAAACCATTCTTCAAGAAGGTATCTTAAATAACTTACTCTCATAGGAAGATCTGTGGTTAAATCATTAAATACATTTTTTGGAATACTTATAGACCCGCTATCAAGACTTCTTTCTTCAGTTTTTCTTTTGTCGTCATCACCACTGTAATCAGTATCAAAATATAAAGTAACACCCAATATTTCTTTTCCGTTTTTACAAAATTCAAAGGTATGTGTTGATTCATAATGTTTTTTATGATACATTTGCACACCATCAAAATAGTTATTCAACCATCTGTAGACAAGTTGTTCTACTTTTGGTGTGGGTTTAGCATATTTTCTACTAACCTCTTCTTTTAATATGTGTCTAATCAAATCTTTCATTATGCGTCGTATTCGTCTTGAGATATTATAAACTCTAATGTAACTATAAATGGTTCACTACCATAACTACCCCATTTCATACCGATTGGAGTACAATTCATAAACCAATCATTGTCATAGTTAGGCCCTCTTTTTATTAGACCACCGTTTTCAGTGAAAGTGTATTCTTTGTATATAGAAAAAATTTTATCTTCTAAAGAATTTATATGTTTTCCAAGTCCACCAAAATCATGATCTTCATAATAAGAATTAACGGTAAGCTTTCCTTCGATATAATGAAATTTTGGATCAAATTTAATCTCACTTATTTCTAAAGAATCTACATCTGAAGAAATATTAACTTCAAAAATGTATTGGAGTTTCTGCATAGATTTTTTGAATCTCTGTTCAAGATTACCATCCTCTTCTTCTTTTAATATATGTCTAATCAAATCTTTCATTACATTACATCGTATAAAAATTTCTTAATTGTTCTCACAATTTTTTGTCTGTATGGATCATTCTCGTTCGCAAAGTTGTTAACAGTTTCAATGACATTATTTTCTTGTAACATATTCAATATAATCCTTATCTGTTTTTTTTTACTATCCCACATTGATATTCCATAATAATCATCATCTACCTTAAAGTATAACTCTTTAAACTTAATTCTGTCATCAATATTAACCTCATTAATTTTATATCTTCTTCTTAAGAAATTAAAAACATTTTGGTCAATTTCTTCAGTTTCTTCTTTCAATATATGTTTTATAAACTCTTTCATACAAAAAAATATTTGTCAGGATCTATTTCTTTTGGTTCGCCCCATTTATTAAATATTATTAAATTTTCAGGTAACATTTCATAAATGTCGTTTAATTCTTTTTTAAATTTACGATATTCTTGGAATTTTTCATCTCCAGTCATTTTTTCACCTATTTCAAGAATTGTGAATGGGTAAGCATAATCATCATCTTTAATCTCTTCGGCCTTTTTTTTGTAATACCATTTTAAATCACTATTGTAGAATTCTTTCGTTTTTTCAATATCGCAAATAATATCAATGTTAATATAAGTAGCCCTTTCAGAATGTTCTTCAGTATATTTCCACCCAATGACGTATGGGTAACTTTTTTTCAACATCTTTATTGCAAGATCAATTCCTTTTTTTTCGTTTTTAGAATTTTCAATTTCTTCTTTAATAACACGTCTAATTAGATCCTTCATATTTTCATAAATATCAACTATTTTCATTATATTTGTAGTATGGAAAAGATAATCGCATATATACTTGTTAACTTGGTTACTTGGAACCCTGACAAATCTATGGAGATTGTTAGAGAGTTTCTTGGCAGTAAAGAACCTGTTAAACCAACTACAAATAAAGTTGTGGTATCAAATCAACCTCAACAAAAAAAGGCTCAACCTAAAAGTAAGAAAGACGAACTTTTGGAGAGCCTTAAGTATTTGAAATCTAAAGAGGTTAAAACCAAACAAGATAAGGAATCTATCTACACTTTGGAGGTGGTTCTTAAGAATATGGTTTAATTATTTTTTATTAAACATTGATTTGATTTGAGATTTGGTAATTTGTTTTATTGATTCATTAACTTCAATCTCAAATTCAGGTTCATATCTTTCAGACCCACTTTCCGCAATCTTTTCTTTAAGGATTCTAACCAATTCTTTTTGTAACATCTTTATGAACTTAACATACGCAGCGTCTTCTTTTTCAGGATCGTATTTGTATTTACTTTGTGGTGGTCTTGTTGATCTACCCAAATAATTTAGTCCTGAAATATTAGTAATACATTTGTGACCGCCACTGTTAGAGTTAATTAAATCCCAAGACGAAACCGTAATTTCATCCAACATTTTTAATTCACTTTCGTCCAATTGACTAAATGGTTTTTCCATCATCTCTTCTAATTTTCCGAGTGACTTTGATGACATATCAACAGTGTCACCATAAAGAGCCATAAAATCTTTGAATGTGAACCCAACAGACCCTTCACCAAATTCTTTACCACTTTCAGATACCCATTTAATTGTTGATAGTGGTATTCTTCTGTCTTTTAATTGTGATTCCCATTTAGATAGTGCCTCGTCTTTTACCTCACCTAAGTTAACACCTTTCAATGCTCTGTCTTTTTTGAATGGGTTACAAGATACTTGAACTATACCCATTGGCCAAGCAATTGTTAAGAAGTCAGCATCAGGATAATTTCTAAATGGTGTGTATCTTTCGTATGATCCTGGCTTCATGCTTGATCCACCACCATATTGAATGATGATACCATCTTCGTATCTAACGTTAGGGTTTGGTTTCATTGAGGCAACATAATCCTCTTTGTTTTTTTCAAGTTGAGGTATTTTAGCATATCCCTTTTCTTGGATCTGATCTTTAATGTTAAGAATGATACTTAATAAAGATGGTTTAGCGTTTAACACAATGTCTCTTAAGAAACCTGGCTTGTTCTTATAAGCTAACAATAATTTGTTAGCAACAAGTCCCATCATTTTTTTATTACTTTTAGCGTCTCGTTCTCTATCTATCTTAAACAAATAACTCATTACTTGTTCAGGTGTTAAATCGTATTTTGCAAAATCAGCCGAGTCAACCATAGAGATTGTTTCAATGTCTTCAGGTGTGAAAATTTCTTTAGGTGAGATTGTTTGTGAGATAGTCTCAACGTTTGATCTTGAAGGTTTGAAGTTTGTTGATGTTCCTTTTTCAACACCAGCTTGTGAGTCGTGGTGATCTGTATGAATAACAAACATTGGTTTACCGTGTGCAAAATCAACAAGTACCGGCATAATATCACCACTACCATCGGGTTTTTTAACTGAGAACTCTCTATCTCCGTATTGGATTGGTTCTGCATCAACAACTTTAATTCCGTTTTGTTCCAAGTAGTTTTTCATTGCCAATGCCGTTGTAACACCATCCAAATCTAAGTGGAAATAAATTTTAGCCATCTTATATCTTTTGGCTAAATCTTTTATATCTCTAATACCACCTTCATTCAAAAGTGATTTAGTTTGTTCTTTAACAATTCTTCTGATTAATTTTTCCATAATTATAAATATTAACATAAATAAAAAACCCCACCAGTAAAGTGAGGTTTTTGTTTTTATAATATTGTGTGAATATATTACGCTTCTTGTTCTACAGTTTGTTCAACCGTTTCTGACATTTGAATATCCAAAGTTAAAGTCACTTTTTCACTTACCAATACACCACCTGTTTCTAATGGTGCATTCCATGTAAGACCGAAATCATTTCTATTGATTGTACCTGTGATTTCCCATCCGTGTTTTGTATTTCCCCAAGGATCAACACTCATACCGTTATACTCAGTGTTAAGTTTGATTTCTTTGGTGATTCCTTTGATTGTAACACTACCTGTAACTGTTTTCATATCTTCAGTCATCTTACCTGCGAAAGCGATTGTAGGGTTCTCCTCTACGTTAAAGAACTCCGCCGACTTAAGGTGATTGTCTCTGTCAACATTCCCTGTGTTAATGGAGTTAGTGTTAACAGAAACGAATACACTACCGTCTTCATTTACACTACCACCAAAGGTTGTGAAATTACCTTTAACCGTAGAAATCATTAGGTGTTTTACTTTAAACCCAACTTCTGAGTGTGCTGAATCGATTACTAATTTTTTCATTTTAATTTAATTTTTGTTTATTTTCTAATAAAAATATAGTTTTTTAATTTCGACTTGTAAACGAATAATTTCTTGATCTATGATAAGAAAAAACCCCACCTTGTGAGTGGGGTTCATTTTATTTTTTAGACCATTCAAAATAATCTCTTCTGTCTTTCTTTATCACAAATGATATCATTGTAGTTATCGATAACCAAAGGTATATCATTTCTTAATAATTAATTTTTTAGTTTTTACTTTGTTTACTCTAATATAATAAACACCATTCTCTAAATTACGTAAGTCAATTTCATTATCATTCACAGAATCAATTACTCTACCACTTTGATCAATCAACTCTATATATGATTTCTTACTAACATAAACTACCTCACTTGCGGGATTTGGGTAGATTCTGAAGTCATCCGATTTTTCGTTTACCGATGCTAAGTCTCCGAATATTTCTGTTGGAAAACTTGATCCTACAGCCGCTGTCGATCCTTCTTGTAAACGATAATCAGGCGTCAATCCAAGTGGGACAAATGGTGTTACCCAATTGATGTTTGAGTGTGTTGAAACTGAATCATTTGCGTGTTGTGAGAAATATGTTGATAACACACCAGGTGTTGTTGTAATACATACAGTCCCAATGTTAAAGTTTGAAAGGATGTTACTGTGGAAATGCATTGTGTCCCCTAAAATATTATCTTCTACAGGTAGACCTTCAATGGATAATCCTTTTTCCCATCCAGTAACAATAGTGTTGAAAACAGAAGTTGCGGTATTTCTTCTTAATCTGAAAGCCTTTTCAAATTTTTCACCGATTGGTAGGGAAACCGTTCCGTCGCCTTTAGCGCCAATTATCGTGAAGTTAGAAAAAATAGGTGCCGTCAATGGTTGTGCTGCACTACCTTGTGCATCGTTATCCGATTCGAAACAATTTGAGTCGCCAGCGGCGTCTGACAAATTTTCATTTCTAATCGACAAACCAAATTGAACCTTACCTCTGTATCCAAAGTCAGTATCAAAATCATCATCAATTGATGAATAAGCTATTAAGTGTTTGCAATTTACAGTTCCTCCGAACCATTCAAAAGAGTCGTCACCACAGTGACTTACTTGTACGTAGTCGACCAAAGTTTGATTACCTACCGAACCAAAAGTAATACCATTAATTTCTTTATTAGGTTCAAGTGGAATACCCGCAAACTCAATACGTACAAATCTAATTACACCTGAGTCATCATTATCATTTGTTCCTCCGTGTTGTGTAAAATTTGTTGGTGCGAGTCCTTCAATATTTGCAACACCACCAGGTTGGTTGTTAATCGCTTTACCCAAGATAATAACACCACCCCAATCACCTTCAGTTCTTTCCGCAATTGGTTTGTTAGATGTAAAGACGATTGGATTAAATTGTTCTCCGTCCGCAACGAGTTTAGAACCTCTTGTAACGATCAAGGTTCCTTGAGTTGCAAAATCACCTCTGATAATTGTTCCTGGTAAAATAGTTAAAGTCGCTCCGTTCTTAACGTAAACTTTGTTTTGGAGTTTGATTACTCCTGACCAAGTTGTGTTTGTTGTGATGTCTGAATTTACAGTTGTTTGTGTCGTTGGATAAACTGTGTTTTGTGGATCCCAATTAGACCAACCATATGTCCAATCTGTTGATGGTGTGTTGTCCGTTACAGGAAACGCACCTCTGTAATCTGTTGGTGTCCAAAATTGGTTTTGAGAGAAAGACATAAATGTCATCAAAACCGAGAAAATTGTTAAGTAAATTTGTTTCATCTTTTTAATTTTAAATTTTATTCTACCAATAGATAGTAGTAAAAAATCTAAAATCACACTAAAAAAAGAACCTTAACAAAATGGTAAATGAGTTAATATTGTGTTAACATTACCGTATAAATTTGGTATCGTAGTAAGTTGCAACATAGTCAGCATTTAAAAGTGGGTATTGTGCAATCACTCCATCAACATCTTCGTAATATTCTTCAGTTTCATAATATGGTTCCGCATAATGAGCTAAGAAATCATCAATATATGTATTTATTGCCTCATTAACATCAACATTTTCACCATCTTTTGTGGCAGATATTGGGACAACGGTATTGTCAATATAATACGACTCTGCATCGTAATGTCTGGTTTTTAACCCAATAGATTCTATTTGGATAATCCATCGTTTGTGTCCAACGAAGGGAGTTCCTGTTGTAAATTTGAGTTCTCTAACTGAATCAAAAACTTTTTGTATTTGATTTTTTACCTTTTCGTTAAGATAAAATTTTGGTTGTTCACCCCATAATATGTGAGTATCTAATCTAATACCAACATAATCTTCAAACTCCATTAAAATATCTAAAAGTTCGTCATCCACTATTGCCCAATAATAAGAAACATCATTTGGATTTTCTATTTTAAATCCAATAGGATAAGAAGGTTTGAAGTGTTTACTAACAATTTTTTCCCCAACTATAACAGGAATACATTTTAACCCGTGAAGATTAATTTCATTCCCCGCAAACCTTTTGAATAATTTTAATATTTTTTCTTGATCCATTACGCAAACATTTGTGCCTCTTTAGCTCTTCTTTTTTCTAACCCAGGAAATTTCTTAAACATGTGATTACTTGTCTGTGCAATTTGTTCTTTTGCTAATTCAAGATCACCTCGTTTAATCGCCTGTATAAAATCAGCCTTTCTTATACCACGCCCCATATTGTACGTCATTGATATTAAAGTATTATACATACCTTGAGTAAGTTTTGGTTTAATACCTTGTTTTTCCCAATCATTCAAAAATTCATTAACAATTCCTTCCGCAATTTTAATGTCGTCTTTCAATAATGTTTCAGCTTGTTCTTTAGTAATTTTAGTTATGTTTGGAACAATTTTTTCATATGACGGTAGGAATTCATAACCTTCATCCTCACCTTCAAATATTGCGTGTCCGTAACCAATAGTATAAGCACCATCACCAAGATCATATGCTCTTAATACAGGTTCTCCCTTATTTATTATCGAACCTTCTTCATACTTTAGATGATTGTATAAGTCGTCAGACGATTGTCTTATTCGTGGTTGCTCAAAAACTTGTTTTTCCGTTTCTACTGCTTTCTGTAGTGTTGGTTCTAATGAGGACTGAATTTGATTTAAACTCAATAAACCTAAAAACGAATACATTACATATCTAATTATTTTCTTTTTAAGTTCAGTCGGTAATTCTTTAATTTTGTTCTTTAAGATTGTGAGGTATTCTTTGGCATCCTCTTTGGTTTTAACCCAAAGTTTTGATAGATCTAAATCTTTTTTAACGTCAGTAAAATCCCACTCCATGTCGGGTTCTGTTTTCCCGTCTTCAGTAAGAAGAGATATTTTAAAAACCATCTCTTCCAATATATTTTCACATGTTAGTCGTGTTTGAATTCTTTGGTATTGATATTCAGTTAAAGATAATTTCATATCAATAAATATATGAGAACTCTAAACATACTGAACCTTTGATATTACTAAGTCGTTAATATTGAAGTATTCCAATTCTTCTCTCAATAATTTCTCGTTTTTGTATCGTCTTACTCTATCGTTTTTTGCTCTAGTGGAACTATAATACCATCTCTCTTTTATAAATGATACTTTTACATCAACCTCGTACACAAAACCTGGACCATAACTTTTTTGATATTTGCGTATGTTTGCTACTTCTATTTTGATGTCACCTTCGTGCCAATATCTACCCTCAAAAGAAATCGGTTTTTTATTTATAAGTTTTTTAACAAACTTAGTTCCTTCGTCATTTATTACTCTACCTGTTTTATTTCCGTGAATCATAAAACAAAGATAATAAAATATCCCTATCTACCAAAGTTTTTTTTAAGATTCTCTAACTTTGCTTTCTTCAATGCGGTATTAATAACTGAGTTTGTTTGGTGGTTTGTCGTTTTATTAACTTGTGCGTAATTGATTGTTTTTGGTTGTTTGTTTTCAGGTATGTTTCTTGTTCTTTCACTGAATATCGTTTCTAAAAATTTGTGTTTTTTTTCTTTTAACTCTTTTGCTAAATTAATTTCTTCATTTTGTATCTGAACTATCGATTGAGATAATGTGTTGGTATCTAAATTTAAAACCTGATAATCCCCCATTTTCATCTCATCTAATACAACTCCTCCTTTTTTATTTTTACTTATTTTAAAGTAATCCGCTCTCATTTGTGATGCGTATCCTGTATCTTTTCTTCTTGTTAAACTTTTATTATGAAGTCGTCGATGAAACAAAACATCCGATGTTAGATTTATTTTCTTGTTAAACTTATATATTCTACCCATGAAATCAGAATCCGCAGCAACTTTCCAACCTTCAAATCCATTCATGTTAAGAAATATTTCTTTTTTAATACCAAAGACACCCTCACCATATAGTGATCCATCACTACTAAAGTTTCGGTTACCTTTATAATCTTTGAAGTTAAGGAATTTTGGTTTCACGCAATCGTATTTATCTAACGAATTATCAACCTCACTTAATAGAGTATCTAACATTATATCATCAGAATCGAAGAAAAATAGTTTATCGTATCTTGCTAGTTCGGACAACGTATTTTTTATAATATATGGTCCACCATTTTCAGTAAAATAATAAAAGAAGAAATTTTTAGGAAACTCTTGGGTTTTCACATACTCCAAAGTTTTTTCACAACCATCAATACCAAACAGAATTTCAAACTCATTATCGTATTTGTTATTTTGAATTGATGTGACTAACTCACCTATAAATTCTACGGAGTCAAATGTTGGTATAATTACCGATAAACTCATCTTCTTTTTTTACTTAATATTAATTTGTTAATCATAGATGAGTTTGTTTTCAGTGTTGAGTTTCCTGTTATAGTTTTTGGTTTGATTGATTTGTGAGATGGTGAGTTATTAAATATTTGATTCACCGTTTCATAATTAATCGTTTTAACCGATTTTTCCATTGTTTTGGTAATTTTAATTGGTGTTTCTCTAACTTTAAAAATATCCTCCAATTTTTTTTCGGGTTCAGAATACATAACACTCGGTAAAACTATAGTTTTATCAAAAATAGAATTGGTGACTAATGTTTGTAAATGATCTCTTTTTGATTCAGTATCAAATATAGTATTATTTTGATTTATGTATTTAATATACCCCGAATCATGCCTTACACATAATATTTCTATTTTATTCTCCATACAATATTTACCAATCCATACGTCAGCCATATTCGGATATATAAAATATTCTATAGGTAACTTAAATAGATCGGTGTGAAAACACATTACACCAGTACCACCAAACTGAACAATAACATTTTTATTAACCGCATTTAAACAAGTATATCTTTCTGTTGCCGATCTATAATAACTTGCAATAGGAAAAGATGAGAAGTTTCTGCCGTGTAATGTTATGACTCTTGTATTACCATATTCCTTACATTTGGCAATCATATACTCAACATAGTTTGGGGGGTAAATTAAATCATCGTCAACAGTTAAAAAATACCCGTCAGATTCCATTAATCTGTAAAACTTAAATGCGTCCCCTTTTGAGTTATCACTAAAATATAAATTTATTTTGTTGTGGTATAAAATACTTGGGATCTCATCCTCAAAATCATTTAGAACAAGATTAATTTCGTCACATTGATCCATCAATGACTCCAAAGTTTTAACTAAAGAATCTGTCCTTTTATAGGATGCAATATTTACAATTCGTCTTTCACTCATCTTGTTATTAAATTCACTTTCATCCTTTCGGTTTGATTCATTTTTGATTCGTGGTTACCGTGATAGACCATAGATTTTTTGGTGTGATACATTTTATAACCCATCTCATTTAATCTAACACTAATCTGTTGACCAACTCCTGAACTTAAATTTGGGTCGTTATCCCACCTACGTTCATCAATTGTCTCTATTTGATAACCTAATGTTTCAAAAAATCTTTTCTCAGCAATGAAACACAAATCGTTCCATTGAGTTTGATAATACTCACCAAAGTCATTTGTTTTGAAGTTTGTCCAATTTCTTCTGGTTACACGATCATCAGTCAAAATACTCAAACATATTTTTTTAGGGTCAGCTATTGATTCATATATTCTCTTTGTCTCACCAAAAAAATTATCAACCAAATTTATGTCGTCAGGTAAATAAATAAAGTATTTTGATTTTACATTTTTAATATACTTGAAGGTCGCATTAAATAATTTGTAATATTTTTTCTTACCCATATTGGGTATCATTTCAACTCTTTTAACATTAAAATTTGATAGGTCTGTTTTTTTATCGCTACAATCGTCAAAAACCACAACAAGTATTTTATTATTACCTTTTTCGCGATCAATGTTAGATAATAGATCTATAAGCATTTGAGGTCTATTATATGTGGAAATGATAACACAAAAATCAAACTCCTCATTCATTACGATGCCAATATTGTTCTACATTTATTTATAAAGAATCCATCTCTTCTCTTAAATCGTGATTCAAATGCATGATAAATTTGATCATCATAAGTTGTCCCATAACCAAAGTAGATATCATTTTCTAACAGTGTGTGTGGTGATTCAACATGAGATGGGTATAACATCTTTACTTCAATACCTTTTTCTTTAGATGAGTGTGTCATTTCAGCACCACAGTCGGACCTGTAATTTGTTTCAAAGCTAGGTCTACCCAACATAGTATATGTTTTAATACTAAAGACCATAAATGCGGGTGCCGCATGTATGATAGCATTTTTAATCTTAGGTGCTCTTTGTGCCATTGAATAGATTCCGATGTTATTTTTACACCAATCAACGGCAGTATGAATTATTGTATTATTGAGGGGAATTGAGTCAATATCAAATAACACGATAATTTCATTTTCATCCTCAATTTTATTCAGATAGTCGTTAACACATTTACCGTGACTTACCCAATCTGTAATATTCATTTGATCAATGTTGTAACCGTATTTTTCAAATACTCTTTTCTGTAAATTAACAATCTCGGGATTTATGACATTGTTATAAAATGTAATTATTCTCATACTATCATAAATATAACAGATAATATTTCTGAATAAAGAAATGTTTTTAATGTCTGATATTATAATAGATCTCCGGCGTGATTATAAAATTGGTTGTAGTGTTTTGTAATTTATCAACAAACTCAAAATCCTCACCATCATCATTACCATCAAAAACCATATTTGAGTACTTATTTTTAAATGATATTGATATTCCAACTCGGTTTCTAATAAGATTATTTCTAGTTAATTCAGGATATATCTTACCATCCGTTGTTTTCATTCTCCAAACAACAAAATCGTATGATGTGTATTTCTCCGTTAATGTTTTAACATAATCTTGGTGTATTGTGTCATCATCATCCAAAAAACCAATCCATTCTGTTTGACACATTTTAATACCCTCATTCCTAACTAAACCAGCATTACCATGTCTCTCACCCTTTTTACCTAACTTTTCTAAGTTGAATGTTCGTATTCTTGGGTCCTCAAATTCTTTCCCAACAACACCATCGTAAAGAACAAAACAATCCCAATTTGGGTTTGTTTGATTAAGTAAGGATTGAATTGTATTATCTAGTGTAGGTCTATTAATTGACGGTATTATAAATGTAATTAAACTCATTAGTTATGTTTTTTTCTACCTTGACAATGAGCCTTCTGACTGAAACCTTTTGGACTATTACAATTAATAGATCTTTTATATTTCTCAGACCATTTTTCTTCAATTGGTTCTTTTGATAATTTGTTCTTCCAAAAATTGAATAGGTTTTTCTTATCATATTCTTTTTTTCTTTGATCCCAACCACAGTCGTGGCATAAATAAGGATGGTTGTCACTCTTCTCTATATCCCAAGAGTGTTCACACTTTTCACATTCAATTTTGTCATTGAATATTCTATCTGCCTGTTTTTCTGTTAGTAGTATTTTCATTCTTCACAATTTGAATCTTCATATAATCCGTATAAATAGTCATAGAACTTATTCTCAGCATATAGTTCAACATCTTCTCTTACCTCCCACATTTCTTCTGATGGTCTTTTTTTGTCATTGTTATCTTCGTCTTCATCATCCTCATCACAATATCCTTCGTCACAATAGTAAAAACTAATCCCTTGTCCGATACAAAAGTCAGCATAGTCCGGAGCATCCTCAAAATCACAGGGGTCTTGTATTTCGGTTTGATATTCAATTATATCGTCAATCTTTTTAAGTTCAATTCCTCTTCTTAATAATCTAAGGCTCAGTTCTTGTGACTCTGTTATTATTATTTTCATCTTCTTAATATTGGTATTACCTCTTCAGCAAAGAAGTTCATAACTTCATCTTCTATTTGCATGTCTTGGAGTTTATCTTGTAATCTTATATCATCCTCTAAGACGTTGTAGAAATCGTATCCAGTAATAAAACCTCTTTTGTCTGTTGATATCACACCCAAAAATTCTTCATCTTCAAATGTTATTTCACCAAAATAATTTATTTCATCACCATCTTGATATTCTTCAGAAAATGTATAAGTCATCGGCATGTCCATAACATCATATGTAAACTTTTCACCTTCCCTTTGATCAACGTCGTAATCTTCTTCATCACTATATGTAAAATCTTCAGCATTACCCCCTTTATCCACAAACTTTTTGAATGCTCTCATCATTGTTTGTTCTGATGGTCTTAACTCACTTCCTTCTTTAACTTTTTTGTATAGATCTAAAATACGATCAAAGCTTTCATTCAAAGATTCTAAACCAATTTCAGATTCGTAATACTTTTTTAATTGTGTGTTGAACGTGTCTTCCATTGTCGATATTATACTATCGTACATATTCCACCAATCCTTGATTTCTGTGTTCACAACAATGTCTAATGCGGCATTATAAACATCAATTGAGTACTCTTTAAAGTTAAAGTTTTTATAATTCTCAATATCAACATGGGTAGTTGCAGCTTCCTCAACAGCTTTTATTAGATCCTTTAATCTTCTTTTAACCCATATTTGACCTGGTGTCATCATAACTGTATTTCTTCTTTTGTTTTATTGTCATAAACTCTGAATGGTTCCGCAATTACAACCCAATCAATGTATTTGTAATCTCTATTTCTGTCCCAAGCATTTTCGTTTAACTTAACTTGGATTGTTTTCTTACCAAATTCAGGGTGTTCCATAATTAAATCTGTTCCAAACACCATATCAATTAAATCTCCTTCACCACCTTGATATAATAACTTAAATCCTTTATCTTCCAATTCTTTTTTAACTTTGTTCTCAGCCTTTTCACCTACATCAGATCTGTAAGTAATGTTCTTTACGTAATCAAAAAGTGTTGTTGGGTCTTTGAAGTATTTTTTTAATAATCTCGGTAAAACTGATTTGATTGTGAGTAACCCTTCTTTTGTGTTACCCATTATCTTATCAATAATTGGTTTAGCCTCAGGTGATTTGTAGAGTAGATCAGTTAGTAATTCCGCTAAATCAGCAGTGTTGGTATTTAATTTGTTAACGGGTATCCATTTACCATTAATTAAAACAATTTTTCCACCTTCAACTCTATCTTTAATAAAATAATAAAGAGCCCCTTTTGATAATTTGTCCATTTCAAATAAAAGTTGAGCACCCTCTTTGAATTTTCTTTTTTGTTCGGGACTAAATGGCGATTTAACTGATTCTAACGCCTCATCTATTATCGCTTGGAGACCTAAACCATCGTTTACATATAACCATTTTTGTAGGTAAGATATTCTTCTACAAAGTTGATACTTTTCATTATTGTCCTTGAACTGATCGCAAGCACCATACTTTTCAACTTGTTCATTTAATACAGATTCCGTGATGACATTTTTAATCAATTCTTTGATTCTGTTAATATCTTCTTTTAATAGTTTTTCCATTTACAATAAATATATTAAAATTCAAATATCATATAATCTTCTTCACGTTCTTCTTGATAATTCATATTGTGTTGAATTGTTACTAATTGTTCTTTGAAGTGGAAACTAACACTACCTCTTGATCCTTCGTCTATTTCCCAACCCCCATGAAAAATTTCTAACAGAAAATATACAAGATCTTCTATTCTACCATCCAAACTCTCTTCGTCTTTTGATGATGTTATTTCACCCTCAATCCAACCGCTATCCCCACTTCCATCATATGTAACTTGTAAAAAATCACCATATTTATCAATCATTTCATTAATAAAGTCAGGGTTTTCAAGCATCTTATTTACTGGTTTATCATTTCTCATATTCCAAGGTAATGAAAGTGATACGAGTTCTTTGAAAGTCTTTTCAAGTGAGGTGCTCTCAGTATTCATTTCATAATGGTCATATGTTACGTCAATAACGTTTCTATTGGCAGTTATACAAAATGTTAATGTCCCATTTTCATTATCATAATATCCATCATAAAAATTACCAGTATCAAAATCATCTCTAATATCCGCAAATAAATCTAATATGGAGTCAGGTAAAGATAATTCACCACTAACGTCTCTACCTCTATATGTTGGCCCATCAAGTGTATCCCATTCTGAATCGTAACATCTATAATTATAACAAACACCATCTTCCATATTCAAGGCGTTTAAAACCAAAGACATTTTTTTCAAATCTTTTATTTGTTGTTGTGTTAGTTCCATATTCTTTTTAATAATAAATAGTTTAATCTTCAAACTCTAACTTCTGAGTTCGCATTACCCAACTTGGTCTTTCACCTGACATTAAAATCCTCATCCAATCAGACGCAGATGGTATGTGTCCGTCGCAATCTTCTCTAACGTGTTGTTCCCCCACATATCTTGTATAAACAGTTTTACCGTCACTATTCTTGAATTCAGACCCAAACTTTTGTTCCATCTCAAAAATACCTTCACTGTGGTGTCTAAACGCTCTGTGTAATGAATGACCATACCATCCTTTGGTTTCGTCTAACCAGTTATGAAGATGAATGTAATCTTCCCATTTTCCTCCGTACTTCTTTGCGGAACTTTTTGAATGTAGTATTGGGTGCGCCATATTATGATTTTTTAATTTTTGATGATTGTTCTATAAAGTATTTGATTGTTTTATTAGTATTGGCGATATTCTCATCACCTTTAACTAATTCAGGGTTTTTATTTTCAACAAACTCAAATAGTTTCATTTTCAAATATTTTCTATTCCCTTCTATTTGAAATGATCTATCGTCCTCAATAACTAATGAGGGGAAGTTTGAGTTATATAAGTTTTCAGGTGGGAAGATCACCTTATGGTGTCTTGTTAAATAAAAAAACAGTTCCCTATTTAATTGTGGTTGTATCACTATTAAATAATAAGAACTGTTTTAATAAAATTAAATGTATAATTAAATTAACTTAAAAACTTCAACTTATACATTGTTGAGTAGATTAACTCCTGTACGGTATCAATTTGGTTTTGAATATAACTATCCTCAACTGAATCTCTATTTTTTTCAATGACATCTAATACGTGAGTAAAATAAGACATAACTTGTTTTTTACTTTTGTATGAAGACATTTTATAAGTTTTATAATTACTCATTAAACCGTATTTACCCTGATAGGATTCTACTAACCCATCAGTTAAATCATCAATTCCTTCGTAATACTTTTGAAGTGCTTTGTGTTCAGCATAAGATTTAGTACCTAAATGGAAAATATGTACTTGCGTTTGTGAATGTAATAGATGACAAACCATTTCACAAAATCCTTCATTTTCATTAGTATCTTCTGAAGTTTCTTCCTCTTGATCCTCTTCTTTATCATCTTCTTGTTCAAAAAGATTTCTTTTGATCAATTCTTCTTTTAATTTTTCACTTAAATCAAACTTATTCATAATATATTTTTAGTAATAAATATCTGTGAGTTTCTATTTCTCCACCAAATCTTTATCGTGTATGATCACAAGTTCTCTTCCAAAGAATGGATCTAACTCTTTCATTTTTCTTTCAATCTCAGGATAATCAGTCCAAACTTTAACTCCTTCGTTCTCAGGACTATAATCATTATCAACCAAATATTGAACTACCGAGTTTTCTTCGGTTGTTATAAATCCGTGAGCAAAGTATCTTGGAACATACACCTCATCACCCTCATTCATCTCAAAGAAAAATACTTTATTGTAATCTTCAGATACTGGTCTCATATCAATAACGAAGTCCAATATCTTACCTGAAATGACCTTAATTAGTTTGGCTTGAGCATATTCATTCTTTTGGAAATGTAACCCCCGAAGTGTGTATTTACGGGGGTTTGTACTGATATTACTCTGTAACCAATTCTTATCTAACTTAGTAAGATCTAATGGGCTAAATGTTCCTCGTATGTCTCTGAAAACTCTGTTCTCAATAAAATGCGCTTTCTCCATTACAAAAATTTAATTTCATTTGTTATTGGGTTCCAATCAATGTGCCAAGGTAAATGTGAATATAGGTATCGCTCATTCAACATAGAGGCATTGAAGTGGTGTGTATGTCCATCATAGTGGTGTCCGTAACCAGTGTGGATGTGTCCACAGATATGGATCTTTGGTTTGATTTGTTTGATTCGCTCCGCAAGTAATTCACAACCCAAATGAACATTGCGGTTACCTTCAACATCATCCAAAATACCCCAAGCCGGACCGTGAGTAATCAAGATGTCAACATCTTCAGGTATCATATCCCATACCGCTTTCAACTCTTCACCATTTCGTGGTAAGTTAAATGCCCAATTATAGAACTCAGGTTGCCAAGGACTACCCCAAATTTTAACAGTGTTTACATTAGGATCGTGTGGATCACTATCCCCAACATTAACCCAATCATCTTGGAGATATGTAATGGTATCGTATAGACCGACAATCTCTTTTACTTTTTCAACATTGTTTTGGAAACCCCAATCGTGATTACCCGCAATGAATACTTTGTGGTGGTAGTTATCGATTTTATCATACCAAGATGCAAACTCACGGATCTCGTGTTCATAACCCATAGAACTAATATCACCCGCATGGATTAACAAATCACCACCAGGTAAGTCACCTGTAATGTGTTTGTGTTTGTTGTGTGTGTCAGAAATTATTGTTAGTCTCATATCTTAATCCATTTATTATCGTGATTATATTTAAAAGATCCAATGTGTTCACGATTCCACTCTTTTGGATCTATCAAAGATAGGAATATTTTTCCATCTACCCCATAATATAGGTGATAAATTTTTCCAATTACAGGTTCAAAGCTGAATTTTGCTTTGTAGACCAAGTCGTTCCACCTGTATTCCTCAATCAGTTTTTCATATTCTTTTTTGAGTTCCTCAAACTTGTCTTCAAATTGTTGATTAACATGATTAATTCTTGGGGTTTTCCAAAACTGAATATCGTTTACAACAATTGCCGGCGCACCAACGTTTGATCCGTAAGGTAGTAAAGCGGGGTTGTCAGCAACATTGTCGGGTTTTTCACTCATACCCTAAAAATAAATGATTTGTGTTGTTAAATCAACTATGGTTTTGAATAATAACTGATTTTGTTTTGGGCGTTTTCTATTAACCACCCGTCAACATTTGGAACTTTCATTAAGAAGTCCAACTCATATGAATAAGCCCAATACTCTTCTTGGTTTGGGTTCATATTTCTTCCGTAGATCAACAGATGATAACTTTCGTGGATAAGTATTGCACATATATTATAGATGTTACCAAAGTTCATCTCTGAAGTTGGGATAAGGATGGTATGTGGTGGTTCAGTTGTTGCAAATGTATTATTCCAATAACCGATATTATTACATTTGGTGATGATGTTATTATACTTAACCGTGTCGTATTTTTGTATGGTATCTAACGCCTGTTGGACTTTACCTTTCCAACCATCCCCAACATCCGCAATATTAATTTGAGATATAGAGGATGACCAAAACATTAACGATATCAAAAGTTGCCATATTTTCATATTTTGATAATTGCTTCGTGTATGGCTTTCTTAAGTGCCGATGATACCGTCATCTTCTCAAACGGCATCATACCTTCTCTTACTTCGATCATCATCGCTTTGACTTCCGTTGAAGATTCTCCAATACCTTCATAACATTTTCCGTCGTAGTATAACCTAACCCCAACCTGTGTCATCGCTTCTGTCTTTTCAAAACCAACCACTCTGATCGTTGTCTTTGGTAACCCAAAGTAAAATACTTCAACATCTATGTCTTTACCATCATCAGACAAACAAAACTTTTCTGATAGTTCTTCTTCAACAATCTGTCTAATACCAAAACGAATGTCTCTGTTCCCCATCTCTTTTAATTTTGCCGTGTTGTAGACTGAATCAACATAAACACATTGTTGAGCCATTGCGGTGTTACTAAGTAGTAACTTACCAAGTAGTAACATACCAAGTAGTAAGGTTAAATGTTTCATTTTATTATATATTTTTTAAAGTCGGTTGATGCTGGTTTTTCATTTTTAAAATAGTACTTTTCAGTCGTCTTACCATATTTGATTGTTTTGATATATCCGTCAGGTACTGTTGCCCCCGTTGGTAACACAATCGAAGTTTTAGAGTAAACACATCTGATCTCAACAACTACGGTTTTATTTGTTTTTGCTAATTCTCTTTCTCTCGCCTCTAACAATCTCCAAGTTGTTCTGTTAAGGTTTTCTTGTTGTAACGAACAATTCAAATATGTGAATGTTTTATATAACATATCTCTATCACAATTGAAGTCAGCAGCAGGAGCCAAGTGACCTTTATCGTATGGATTGTTTTCATAGTCCTTGTTGTCCGATGTTAGAATTGAATCACAAGTATAAAAGTCCATACCTTTTCTTGATGCTTCACCATTAGGACATTGTACCGTGTAACGAATAAACTTTGGTTGTTGTAATTTTTCAGAGTATACAATCTCAAACATATTGGTTTTGATGTGGATTGAATCTCTTAATGTTTTCTGTGCGAAAACGAATAATGGGAATAAAAATAAAAATAATAACTTAATTCGCATAGCCTGTTCTTATTAAATAAATGTTTGATGTCCCACTATTTTGGGGACTTTGTATTGTTATGCTTTGGGTTCCTGGATATGTTGACCTTAAATCACCATAAGATGAATTGATTAAGTTCCATTGTATTTGATTAAATAATCTATAGGTCGGAACACCACTTTCCCAAGGCACGTTAAATGTTTTTTGATATACTTCATATATATCAGATATCGTTAAAATGTTATTTCCATTGGTATTCAGTCTATAATAATCTTTTGATGTAAATCCTTGCGTTAAGATCTTTTGGTTGAAGAATTGTGCATCTGATATAGTTGGATTTGCAACTGTAAGGTTGTCCACAATAATTTGAAAGTTGTATAAGTTCGCATTCAAATTGGTTGTGATATTGTATTGTCCGTTCGCATTTGTATTGTAAGTCCCGTGAAGGCTATAGTTAGTTTCACTTGTTAATTTCTTAAACAACTTAACAGGTACATTTGATATACCTGTTCCTTCTGAACCATAAACAAAACCTGAATGATTATATGGATCAATCGCTCCTGTAATATTTGTTTTAAAGTCAAATGTGTTTCCATAAGCATATGTACCACAAAGGTTAGGTATGTTAGCGTATACCATAACAAATCTTACAAATACAGGTCCGTTGAACACTGTGGTTGGTACTGTAAATGTTGCGGACTTAGTGTGTGTTCCCGACCAAGAAAAGTTGTATTGATGTACCAATTCACCAGCATCTGTCAATACTCCATTACCATTAAAATCAATCCACATCTTGAAGTATTCCATGTAATTACCGTTTGTCTGTGCGGTATAGTTTAATGTAATACTTTGTCCTGCCGTAATGGTCGGTATAAGAGGTCCATTAGTGTAGTTGTAATATCCTGGTGGGTTACCTCCTGATGTTGATGCATACCCATTACTACCGGCATATGTTTGTCCGTTAATTGTAACACTTGACACATATTCACAACAAAATTGTGTTGGGTAACTCGTACACAACGGAGATTGTGTATAACCAATAAATGTAATAAAAAGGGCTATTGCCCAACTAATAATCTTGCTCCACATGTTACCGTATAATTAAGTGCCTTTTCTTTAATCGCCCAAGCACCACCGGCGTTTATATTAAACTTAAATCTTTTTGTTATGTTAATATTTGTTCCCAAACTAGGTATTACAACATATGGTGACTTTAATAACAAGTCGTTGTAATAACTGATGTATGGTGAGTAAACAAATAAACCCATCAATTTCATATCAATTCTTTTTCCAAATCTCAAATCGTACATCCCTCCGGCAATTACGGCAGTTCCCAAAAACTCTGTCTTGTAAACTTGTCCGTAAGAAACTGTACCCATATAAATAGCCTTCAAACTTTTTATCTTTGGGAAACTCAACATCTGTCCTCCCGCAATTGTACCGTAGATTGATCCTCTACCTTCAAACCCAACTGATAAGGTTCCTGATAATAAGTTAACAGATCTTTTATTGATCCAAGCGTGATACCCTGTTAGGTTTGGTCCTTGTTGTGCTGACACATAGTCAATTAGACCACCACGAGCGGTTTCACCATCCCATCTCATATTGTGATAGCCACCTGTTAATTTTAATCCTGTTCTAACTTCAGAGTTTTGAAAGTTAAAACCCACAAAGTCGCTTGATGCGATTACTGTGGGTTTACCACCTTCCTTATTCTGATTTACTGTTTTTGTCGCCCCTTGTGTGATGTTGGTTTGTCCTCCACCTTGTTCTTCTGTTACTTCTTGTTGGTTAGATCCTTCCACATTCCCATTACCCCCAGTGTTACCAGTGCCCCCAACATTGCTACTACTATTAGTGTTATTATTATTTTCATTTCCATTTTGATTTTGATTTATAGGCGTGACAGCCTGTTGACTTCCATTCTCATTTGATCCACCCTCAGCTGTAGTTCCTCCTGCTGGTGTTGGATTTTGAGTTCCACCATTTGGATTAGTGGTCCCATTTCCTCCGTTGTTTGAACTTGTTTCATTTGTTCCAGAAGTGGTTGTACTTCCTTCATTAGTGTTACTTGTTCCATTGTTTTGGTTTTGATTGTTATTGGTCGTGGTATTACTATTATTTGTTGTTGTGACATTATTATTATTTCCACTTCCATTTTGGGAACTATTCCCATTCTTCTTATTACCTTTTGAATTATTGGTATTAGAAGAGTTAGATGCCGCAGTTATTGATCCACTTAAAAAATCTGTTGCTCCGTTTGATAAATCCATCAATGCCGATAATGAATTCAAAAGTCCAACCGTATTAAGTGTTACATCCTGCGTAATGTTTATTTGACCACCAAGACCTACAATCTCAGCACAAGGTGATCCGTCATATTGTGAAAAAACTTGGTTAGTCCAAGTTTCAAATGTTCCATCCGTAAATTGTTGTTGAGTAAAGTTCTCAACAAAACCATAATACCCCACCGTGACTGAGCCATTGATGGGGATTATGATGTTTTTAATGTTTCCTGTACAAGGATCGGTGTAAGAATAGTTATAGGTTTGAGCATTTGATTTAAAAAAACCAAATAAAATAAACAATAACGATATGATTATTTTAATTTTCAATTTGGAAATACACCTTTTGTGATTAATCTAGAAACAACTCTTGACGATGCTGTCTCTAAGGCTTTCTTTGTAGAAATACCTATAGTTGATTGATTGAATTTTACCTCATCACTAATGTCCCCTAAGATTGATGAAGTTTTAATTGTTACCGCTTCACCAAGTCCTGAACCTACGATCACTTGACTTGTTTCAGCATCTACAAATTTGATTTGGAGTCCTAATCTTGTAGTTTGATTTACGGTTTGTTGTCCATTAACTTTTACAACTTCGTCCTCCGATACTGAGAAGTCATAGACCTCAATATAAACAAAGTACTTAGCCAATACAACATTACCTTTCACTTCTATTTTGTTTGAGGATACTCCCTTGTCTGATGCTTTGTCTTGAGCGATCATTCTTTGTTTGATGTCTTCCTTTTCTTCTGTGAAAATAAATCTGTTGGTATATTCCAAATATTCAATAACGATGTTTGTTACACCAAGACCTACTCTTTTATCTTTTAACTCAGGATACATTTCATATAGTTCCTCATTGATACCAATCTTTAACAATTGGATCGGAACCTGAATCTTTCCATCGTAATCTGCTACCACATCTATTGATTGTTTCTTTTCAAACTCAGCCTGATATTGTTCTGTCTTTACAGTACCAATACCCCCTCCGTTTTGAGGGGG